TGCTCTTGTGGTTATACAGTTGGGTTCTGCTCCCTGTGATTGTTTTGATTGTGTTATGGGTTTATGACAGGTGGTTCAAATGATGGCGAAAAAGCGTCCAGGACAGTTGGAAGGAGTCCTCTACGAGCAGACTACTGTTGTTAAGGTTCACTTTGACACAAGCCACTAAAACACCCTCTAAACCTCTCCTCAAATTCGCCACCACCACAGAGAAACCACAGAAATTTTTTTCCGGCCAAAATTCAGACTCCAGCGAAAAATACCCCACCGTAGCGCTTGACTTTTACCTCTTTTTATGTTATCCTTCCATAAGATAGAGAAAGGAGATTATATGATACTTGATTACACAATACTGTTCTTTGCTTCATTTTCACTGGTCGGTCTATTAGGACTCCAGTCAAAGAATGTGCAAGGTTCAAAATACATAGCGGCCGCAGTGACTTCTGTGGCCATATCCATTGCAAACTTCTTCTTTGTGAAGATAGTGGCATCGGGCAATTATGAGGCACTCGCTGTAGCCTCTGTGGGAGGTGCGTTAGGGATTATGACCGCCATCTACATTTATGATAAAATAAACAAAAAGGTCTAAATATATGTCTATGCACCTTTCAGATAAGATTGATAAGGCCATTAAGTCCATATATCATCAATTCAATGGCCATATGGGATACCGAACCATAGATGGATTTTGTCGTATGGCTCTCAAACCCTTTGGTATAAGAACTACATTCTATTTCAGTGATGAGTTAGACCATGGTGACTTTACCATTGCAGGACAATATGATTCAGAGCGAAAACGACAGCCTATACTGATTACACTGGTATTCTCTCGCAACGATATTGGGCACGATTTCTTTTGGAATGAGGAGAAGCGTAAGAAGTTTTGTTTTGAGCTTTCTCAGGTCTCTCAGCACGAACTAATACATAAACAACAGAATGAGGCGAGGAATACAGAGGAAAGTGGTTATGTGGTTGAAAGAGACCCACAGAAGCAGTTAGAATCCTATCTAGGCAATAAGGATGAAATCGAGGCGTATGCTCATGATATTGCATTAGAGATGAAGCATATGGGTTTATCGGTGTCGGAAAATCCTTGGAATTCTTTAAATTCTTACCAAATCTATAAGACTGCGTTTGACGGGTCGGATTGGAAGAAAGTGCATGATAGGTTAATTAAAAAGGTAGTCTATTGGATGGAGAATCTATGAACGATGCAAGTATATTAGGGTTAATTGTAACCATTGGGTTTTATGTGGCATATATGGTTGGTATGAGAACGGGTCGTAAAGATGGTGTGGCCGGTGCGTTAGAGCAGTTGGAAGAACAAAAGATTATATCGATTGATGAAAAGGGTGATATTAAGCCCGGAACCTCGGAAAAATTCTTTTCTAAAAAATAGTTTGCCACAAAAAAATTAAAAAAGCATATATAATATTGGATAGTTGAAAAACTATTCAACCGGTCTTGGTTTAACGACCAAGACATTTAATTAACATTAAACAAGGAATACATTTATGAAAAACTACCCTTACGGTGTGGTTCCTCCACACGCAAAAAAATTCACAGAATTAGATTTATCTCTTTCACGGGCTTTATTCAGTTTACAACATCCAGTATATGTCAATCTAACCAAAGGACTAAAGTTTGTTGAACGAACTATTAGACCTTTAAGTGATATCGATACATCTGATGTTGATTTAGCTGGTAAAACAAATGGTGCATATACACAATCAGCTCGTTCATCTGGCCGTGGCGAATATGCTGCTGATGTTCATGCTAGTATTGAACAACAAGGATATAAATTAGACAAAGAACCAATCTCTGTTGTTATTTGTCCAGATAAAAAAGAACACGCTTGTAATGGTCGAACACGATTAGAGAAATTACAACAATTAGGCTTTGAAAATGCCATTGTTGATGTTTTTGAAGCTGAAACTTGGAATGCGTTTCATGTCCACAGTTTAAAAACAAATCAATATGCTGATCCATATTCACCATTTTTAGCAATAGACCTTGAACAATATGCTTTAAAGGCATGGAGAAGTGGAGACCTCAAAAGAACATTTGAGGGTGTTTATGAGGCTGTCAAAGAAATTGGCGGAACATCATTCAAAGATAAAACCTATCACAATATTGCAAGTAATGTTGTTGGTTTCCATGATAGAGATTTACAGTTGTTTGCTCATACAGACGCTTCCGCTAAAGACTGGTTGAATAAAAATGGATATATCAATAATTTGAATAACAATCAAATTTATTATTATCCTTATGCGAGTTCTTCATGGTCAAAGTGTTTTGTTAATGCAGCTTCTTTTTATAATGAATTGATTAGTTCTGGAAAACCAGTAAAAGAAATTAGAGTAATTATTCAAACTGGCACCTTAAATGGCGCTGATGGTGAATATTGTTGGAAAAATAGAATTGACAGATTCAGAAGAAATTGGGCTGATGTGTATAATTTAATTGAAAAAACATATTTCATAAATTCAGAAAGAAAATCGATTATTAAATTATATGGTGCAATTCCGGCTGTAGCATCGATTGCTGACGAGTGGCCATTAGACAAATTGGTATTATTTAATAAAGGCGTGTTAGCTGACAAATATTTTCAAGACCTTGATGATGATAATAACTTATCTAATTTTCTTGAGGATGCTGCTTAATTTGGCCTTGACATTTGCCATTCTTTATGTTAGGATGGATACATAAAATACCTAATTGATGGTAGGTTAAGGCCATCAAGTTGAGTGAGCAACAACCGAGATAAACGGACCGTGGGCGCCTTACAAGAACCAATGATTTAGGCAAGCACTCACAAAATCGTTGGGAGAACCAATCAGAGAAGTTCGACTGGTATAAGGGCATTTGCGTCCGTGAGAGCCAGTATAATTAAATCTCTAAACTAGCCGCAAGTCTTTTAGGCAGTTCAGACTTACAAAAGATTAACTGCCTTTTTTTTTAATAATATAGGAATTGTTATGGCTGAAATTGACAATAAAGAAGACCAAATAGTTGAAATATCAAATGAAGTTGATGAACTATTAGTTGAACTATCAACCAAACATAAACAACATCCACTCAATCTAGCATCAATTATACTAGCCCGATTAATGGTTATGTGTAATGCTACAAACTGTTTAGATGAATTTGTTAAGATTGTTGAACAGATTGAAGGTGATATTGATAATCTTACTGTTGGAGAAAAATCAAAAGATGAGGTCATACATTAATGGGTATGAAACTTAAATCATTATTTCACACAAATGTTGGTGCATATGAAATAGAAAATGTTGATTATGATTCAATGATTGATTATATCTACAAAAATATAAAGATTGATGATGGTGTAAAAGTATCAAATATTTTAGGTTGGCAAAGTCAACATTTTAAACAAGAAGACCATGAAATATTTAAACCTATTTTTGATGAAGTTAACGAAATGGCCAAATCAATGTATTTTCTTTATGGCATTGAACAAACTCCAGAACCATTAAGATGTTGGGTTAATGTTAATGGTAAAAATGCTTCTAATTCTAGCCATCATCATGCACCATGTTTTTTTTCAGTTGTTGTTTACTTAAAAGTTCCAGAAAATTCTGGAAGTATTGTTTTTGAAAGAGATGATACCTTACTTCATGTAATTCATTACAATAAAATAACACATGATAATTTACCAGGTTATAGTGTTACACCTAAACAAGGAACAGCACTTATATTTCCTGCTAATTTGAAACATTCGGTTACACCAAATTTATCAGATGATGACCGAATATCAATTGCTATGAACTTTAGATAAGGAGTTATTATATTATGAATACCGTGTATGCTTTAATTCTTATTTCTTCATTAGGTGGTGTGCAAGAAGTTTATCGTTTTCCAAATATGGACGATTGCTTAGCAACCAAAACATCATATGAAGAAGTATCAGGCAACAAAGCTCATTGTGTTTCTTTAACAGTGAGAAAAAAAGTGCAACCAAGTGAGATATTTGAGAAATTTGGTAATATGATTAAAGAGATAGAAGGTAAAGACGACTTTGAACCCACAATTTGATGGCGTCTATTTCTATCCAGACAAAGATATACCAGATTATCTTAATATGGACTGGTTTCATTTTACAAAAAAGAAATATCAAAGCACCGAAAAACTAAACAACAATGCCATTGGCGACTGTTACTATGTTACTTTCATAGAAAAAGATAGAACAGGTATGCCAAAGTTAGCCGAAACATTTGAAGCTATCTTCGCAGATGTTGAAACCTACCTAGAAAATCTTGCCGGTTCTAATTCTATTGGCATCATTGTCAGAAAAACAACAAAATCACATCTTTGGATGGAAGATTACCGCAATAATATTGAAAAGAATGTTAGGATGGCTAAATTATACAAGCTTGCAAAATCAATTTATGAGAACGAACTAAAACCTAAACCTGAGGAGAACGAAGATGCCTAACTGGTGTATGAATAATTGTGAAATCCATCACGAGGATAAAACTAAAATTGATGCGATTGATAGTTTTTTAACAGAATATGATGCAAATGAAGACAAAGAAAAGACCGGTTTATTACAGTTTTTAGTTCCAAACCCAGCAAACGAATGGGATTATGGTTGGTGTGTTGAAAATTGGGGCACAAAGTGGGATATTCAACTCTATGAATGGGATAGAATTGATGAAAACACCATTTCTCTCAATTTTGATAGTGCTTGGGCACCACCAACAGTAGCTTATGACACATTAACCGAAGAAGGATATGATATTAGTGGTCATTACCTTGAAGAAGGCATGGGTTTTGTCGGTGCTCATGTAGATGGTGTTGATAAATCTTATGAATTTGACTATGAAGATATCACAAAATTAGATGATATACCAGAAGAAGTGTTGGAACATTGGAATTTGCGTGAAAGAGTTGAAGAAGAAATTGAATATCAGAAAGAAATTGATGAAGGTGAAGAAGAAGAGTGATAGAAAATTTTCAGATATTTAAAGAAAATATCTTAGTTGATGATAAATCTTATTTTTTTGAAAATTTTGTAAATAATATCACTTCACTTATTTCATGGAGTGATGTTGAAAGATGTTTGAACAATCCAATATTATATAATATTGATATGATAGACAATCAAACACAAAAAAATATCAACATACCAAAATATAATACTGAATTTTATGGTCTAGTGACAAGCCATAAACATATTATTGACAGCTTTAATCAAGGTAATACAGCCATTATTCATAATTATGGTTTGTATAGTGAGAAAACAAACGACTTTTTAAGAATGTTTGAAGAAAACTTTGATGTTTGTAGTAGAATTGCTGTTTATTGTGGTTTAAAAGAATCAAAATCATTTAAAATTCACGCTGATGAACCTAGTAATTTTATTATACAGGTTGAAGGCGAATCTGAATGGGTAATTTATAAAGAAAAAACATCATCATTATACTCACCGTCAAAAATAAATGAAATATGTGTTGATGATAGAGCGTTAGAAATAGAAACTGAATGTAAACTGAAATCTGGAGATATGCTTTATATACCAGCTAGAAGTTTCCATCAAATGAAATCGAATACAAAGAGAATTTCATTGAGTGTTCCTTGTTTTCCAAGAGAACAATATAAACTTTTACCTTTGGATAGAAATTATTATTCGATAGGAGATTAAAAAATGGCTGCTACATGGGATTACAAACAGGAGAAAATTATGATGAATGTTGATGCTACACAATTAGGTGAATTTAAAGACCAAGCAAGTAAAAATATTCTCATCCGAGCGTTGAAAGAACAAGAAGTTGTTGTTTCATTCAAAAAAGTTGATGGAACAATCAGAGATATGAAATGCACATTAATGGAAAATCGAATTCCAGAAGACAAAAAACCAAAATCTGAAAATTCAAAGAAAAATGACAGTGTTTTGCCGGTGTTCGATATCGAAAAAGATTCTTGGCGAAGTTTTCGATGGGATTCTATTCAAAAAATTTCATTTCCTATTTAAAAAGGCATAAATAGACGACACTTTTTCAACTTTTTGGAGGAACTACATCATGGCAAAACCAGGCGGACAACAAAGACTACATCCTAGCAAACGGCATCGAGATCCGTTAAAAACCAAGAACGAAAAACTAAGATTGGGACCTCTAAACATTAAACAGCTTGAGGAACTTGTTGAAAAATCAAAAAGAAGACGAGACCGAGCAAAGTATTTAAAAGAACTTATTCGAAAACAAGCGATATTCGCTAAAAGGAGCAAATAATTCGTTATGGCTGTTGTAAAAAAATTTAAAAACGCTAAACAAACTTTTGGAATGAAAGTTGTAATTGATGATAGAACTCCTTTTGACAAAGCTTTACGAATATTTAAAAGAAAAGTTGATAATTCAGGTCTTTTAAGAGAAATACGAGAAAGACAAGAATACGAAAAACCCTCCACCGAGAGAAAACTCGCAAAAAATCGTGCAAAAAAACGCTGGCAGAAAAAGTTTGAACAAACAATTGTTGCCGGTCGTGCCAAAAAATATTAGCATAAATAATAGTATTATTATTCTATATCTTTACGCTTAAAGCGTAATTGTCTTTGATAAATTACAGGAAAAACTATGAAAACACCAATTTTATTGGGCGTTTTGTTATGGTCTTGTTTTGTGGTTTCAGCCCCGCTGGAAGATTTTGAATTTAAGAGTCCAGCCTTTAATGGTAATGGTTATTCTGCTCATGTTTTAACAATTGAGAATCAGGAACACTCTCGTAAGAAAGCTATTGCAGAAAAACTTGAAGCAAAACTCAAAGAAGCTGAAAGAGAAGCTAATAGCACCAATTTATCCAAATTTCTTAGCAACCTAGAATCAAGGATATATGCACAAATTAGCCAAGATTTGGCAACAGCAATGTTTGCTGATGATTCGTCATCTCCAACTTCTGGCACATTAACATTTGAAGGAAATGTAATTTATTGGGATAAAAGTTCAGGTGATATAGAATTACAAGTTACTGATATAGCAGGCTCAACAACAACAATTACAATACCTTTGGGTGATTTTACTTTTTAATGAAACACTTATTATTACTACTATTAGCTTTAGTGCTAGTTGGTTGTGCTACTGGTCAAGCGATGCGAGGCGAATACGACCCGCCAATGGCAGTAGAAAAATCGACTGTTAAAGAATTTGATTCAATAGCAAAACCAAAACTAGGCAAAATAACAGTAGCTGTTTATAATTTTATAGATAAAACAGGACAAAGACGACCAAGTCAGAATACATCCAGTTTTTCTACTGCTGTTACACAAGGCGCTGAAAGTTTTTTAATTAAAGCACTAAAAGATGTTGGTGAATGTGGTTGGTTTGATGTGGTTGAAAGAGTTGGATTAGCAAGTCTAACACAAGAAAGACAAATTATACGCCAGATGCGAGAAGCGTATGAAGGTGCTGATGCAAAACCACTTATGCCAATGAAATTTGCAGGAATGTTAATTGAAGGTGGTATTACCGGTTATGACCAATCAACAAGAAGTGGCGGAAACGCTGCTAGATTGCTTGGCATAGGACCATCAACAAAATATAGTGAAGATATTATTACAGTAAGTTTAAGAGCAGTCAGTGTCAATACTGGTGTGGTATTGGCTGCGGTTAATGTTCAAAAAACAGTTTATTCTACCGCTGATAGTTTAGCTGTTTTAAAATTTTATGACCAAGGCACACAAGTTTTTGAATTTGAATCTGGTCTTACTTTAAATGAGCCAGCAACAATGGCAGTTAAAGCTGCTGTTGATGCAGCTGTAGTTGAACTCATTAAAGAAGGCGAAAGGAAGAAAGTTTGGGAATTTGCTAACAGTCAGGAGACAAAATGAATAAAATAGTAACAATGTTTTTTACATTATTACTGACAATGACGGTTGCGTTTGCAGCTGATAATAGCATTTATATTGACCAAGTGGGCGGAAGTTCTACAATTGATATTACACAAGATGGTAGTTCAAACAAAGTTTATGGAGTTGGAGATAGTGAAGGAACAGCCGCTACATTTACTGGTGATAGTCAGACAATTGATATAAGACAAGTTGGTTCAAGTAACTTATTAGGAATTGATTTAAATACTTCGGTTACTTCGGGTGTTGGTATTGATTTAACATATTACATTACAGGTTCTAACTCTGTAGCAAGTATTGATGTTAATGGTGACGGTCAAGGTACCGCATCAAACAATACAATTGACATTCAAATGACTGGTGATTATAATGACCTAACATTTGATTTACTTGGAACAGGTAATAGTTTAACTGCAACAGCAACTGGTGGTAATTATAACGATTTTGATTTTACCATTAATGCTGATTCAACCACTTCAAATGTAGCAATTAGTGGTGGCGGTGGTAATACAACAACACTTAATTTATCAAGTGATGATGCAACTGTTGATATTACAGCTGCTGGTGCAAGTAATACACTATCAGTAACACAAAGCGGTCTTGGTGGAACAAATGGTATGAACTTTGATTTAGATATTACTGGTTCATCTAACTCATTTACTTCAACACAAGCCGGCTCACAAGACAATGACATTGATGTGAATATTACTGGTTCAAGCAACACATGGACCATTTCACAAGATGACTAATGAAAAAGTTTCTAGCACTCTTATTGTTAATACCCCTATTAGCTGAGAGTGCTATAGGAACTATCACAGACCACAAACACGACCCTCTATCAATCAAAAGACAAGATAAGACACTAGAAGGTATTATGGGTACCGGTGTCGAAATGCAAGATACATTACGCACAGGCCAAGGCACGGCTGAAATTACATTTGAAGACCAAACACAAGTTCAAATGACACAATCAGCCAAACTTATCATTGATGAGTTTGTCTATGACCCAGCAAATAGTGATGCAAGTAAATTGGCATTAAAGATTGCATCTGGAACGGCTAGATACGCTTCTGGACAAATAGCAAAGAATAATCCACAGAAAGTTAAAATTAAAACGCCTAGCGCAACGGTATCGGTCCGTGGTACTGATTTTACTGCAACTGTTGATGAGATAGGTGCAACAACAGTTATTCTATTACCAAGTTGCCCAGCAGGTTGGCTTGATATGGAAAGAGATTGTATTACAGGTGCAATTGAAGTTGAATCCTTAGGTGGTGTTGTTTTTATGGATAAACCATTTGAAGCAACTCGTGTGCCTAACCTAGAAGCAAAACCAACCCCACCAGTTATTGTTGATTTAACAGAGGAGATGATTCGACAAATTATTATTGTTGGACCACCTAAAGAAATTAAAGAACAAGATGTTGCAGAAGCCTCAAATAATATATTAGATCAAAGTGAATTAGATAAAGACTTACTAGAAAATGAACTTGATAAAGAAGATGAAAAACTTTATGAAAACAAACTGGCACAAAATCTATTAGATAGAGATTTTCTTAAAAACATTTTAGATATATTAGATTTACAATTAAAACTAGCACAAGAAAGAACATTATCAACACAAGAAAAGAATGAGATACTTCCTGATTATATACCTGACCAAGGTGTAACAGCAACAGTTGATACAATCAATGTTGAACTTTGTATTGATACGACCGGTAGTGATATTGCTTGTGTCAGAGTTCCCACACACCAAGAAGCTACCATAAGACAAATACAAGGCGCTGTTGATATAACAAATAGGGTGAATAGTGAAGGCACGACCATAATTACAACTAAACAATGAAAACTATAATTCTTATTTGTGTATTTTTAATTGGTTGCACCACACCTGTGGAAGGCAAGTATCCTGTCAACGAATATTTGAGGCCAAATGGTTGGAACGACCATTTTTGGGTAGCATGAGATACTTAATCACAATACTGTTATTTGTCTGTTCTAATGCGTTTGCTTTAGACATCCTAATTTATCACAACAACTATGCTTACACTGATTCAAAGTCTGGACTTGAAGGGCAAGGATACACTGTGACAGGCACAACATCAACAACAACTGATTCAGCATCAACTCTGGCAAACTATGATGTAGTATTTGACCAACTATACAACAATAACTGTGGATCAACTTGTCGTGGTAACTATGACACTTATGTTAAAGACGGTGGCACTCTAGTTATCGTGGGCGAGAACTCAAACTTTTCTGGTAGAAACTCAAACATTGTGAGTTTGATTGAAAACAAGTTTGGAGGCACATTAGATTTAGGTTCTGATGTTTATGGTGGAGAATATTACACGGGTGGCACGAACAACACAACCAATACATCAATTAGTGGCGCTGATGATGGCGGACAATATATTGCTGGATCAAGTATTGCCACAACATCAGACGGCACTTGGGTAGCAAAGACCTCTGGTGGCGCCATAATTTGGATGATGTGGCGTGGCAGTAGTTTGCCAAGTGGCTACACGGGTTCTGTTATAGTGACATTTGACATTAATCAGTTCCAAGCAAGTTATGATAGTGATGCTACCTGGGAATTCTTTGATGATGTTGTTTATTATGGTATCAATGGTGAAATGCAATCAAGTTCACCAACAACATCTACCACAACAGGAACAAGTGGTGGTATAACATCAGCACAGTCAACATCTAAGAGCCAAGCAAGAACAAGAAGCGATAGTTACACAAATGGTAATACTGTTTATATTGACCAGATTGGTAATAATAATACCGTAACAATCGAACAAGATGGCACAGCAACAAATACTATCAAAGGAATATATCTAAATGGTAATGATGCTGGTGTAATAAATGGAAGTTCAAATACAATTGAAATGAGACAAGGTGCTGACACAAGCACATCATCAAACTTAATTGAGTTTTCTATTATTGGTAGCACAAACGATGTATTGTTATACCAAGATAGATTGAATACAGGATATGAAGACACACAAGCTGGTGGTGGCCATACAATACAATTAGATTTAGATGGTGATTTAAATGACATTGATATTATTCAAAGAAATAACTATGATACCAATGGTGGTCATTTTGTAAATTTAGAAGTAACAGGTGATAGTAATGTTTTAGATTTAAAACAAATTTCTGACTATGGTAAAAATATATTTGGTAAAGTAACAGGTGATTCAAATAATGTTACTGTTTATCAACACGATGATTCAAACAAATACCTAGATTTCAATTTAACTGGTGATGGTCATACAATTGATGTTGAACAAACCGGTACAGGTGCTCATAATGCTGAGATTGATTTAACATATGGTTCAGCTTCATCAACAGTTAATTTACTTCAACAAGGTTCAACCAACCAAAGTTACTCAATAGAACAAACTTGTTATACAACAGGTGGATGTTCAACCACCGTAACTCAAGGCCAATAAATAAGAAACTATGAATAAATTATTATCGCCTTGGTGGGCACTTTTATTACTTTTTATATTAATCCCGATTCGAGTAAATGATTATGCTTTTGTTGAATCATTACGATTAAGATATTTTGATACACTGATAACATCAGTACCAGAAACAACAAACAATATACATCTGGTTAATATTGACGAATCAGCACTTGAAAAACATGGACAGTTTCCATTTAATCGTGGTGTTTATGCTGACATCATTGAAGATTTATATAAAAGAAAAGCCGGTCTAGTTATATTTAATATAATGATGCCTGAGAAAGATAGGTCAGGTGAAGATTTTAAATTAATAGAAACATTAAAAAATTATCCTATCATATTACCTAATGCTGGTTCAGATGTAACAAAAAATGAACCAAAAAATCCAGGTGCAGTTTCAATTGGTATTAGTAGAGACAAAACAGTTGAATATCCTGGTATCATAGCCAACATAAAAGAATTAGAACAACTTGCTTCTGGTGTTGGCATTGTAAATACATTTCCTGAGATTGATGGTGTGACACGAAGAATGCCATTAGTCATTTCAAGTAATAATATTCTTTATCCTAGTTTATCACTTGAGACTTTGAGAGTTATTGCTGGTGACCCAAGTTTTCAAATTAAATTTAATGAACTTGGTGTTCAAGCATTAAGAATACCACAGTTTGGTAAAATACAGACGGATACCATTGGTCGTATATGGATTGATTGGCAACAAAAAGGTGTCGAACATAGTCTAACTAAACTTCCAGATTCTTTTGATGATGGTGTTGTAATCGTAGGTGTGACAGCGAAAGGATTATCAAATCCAATTTCTACAAGCATAGGCGAAGTATGGCCACATTATGCACAAGCTTCAGTTGTAGGAACTTTGTTCAATAATGTTAATATATCAAGGCCTGATTGGGCTGACGGTGCTGAATTACTCAGCATTGTTGTTTTATCAATCATACTACTTTTAATATCGAGGTGGAAATATGGAATTATTCCTAACATTGGTATTATTTACGGTTTGTATTATACTTCGATGTATGTTTTCCAAAGAGAAAATATATTATTGGACGCTTCTTTTCCTATTGTCAGTGTGGTTATTGTTTATAGTATTGGTTATACGCTTAAATTTCTATCTGAATTAAGACAAAAACTACAAATTAAAAAACAATTTGGAACTTATCTATCACCAGCTCTTGTAGAAAAACTACAAAAGAATCCTGAGTTACTTAAACTCGGTGGTGAGACACGAGAATTATCAATTATGTTTTCAGATGTTCGTGGTTTCACAACCATATCTGAACACTATGGAAAAGATGTTCAAGGTTTAACTCAAATTATGAACCGTTATATGACCGCTATGACACAAAAAATACTTGATAACAACGGAACACTTGACAAGTATATTGGTGATGCTCAGATGGCATTTTGGAATGCCCCACTTGATGACAGAGACCATGCTAAAAATGCTGTTAAGACAGCTCTTCAAATGTTGGAAGACTTAAGGAGTTTTAACCATGAAATCTCAAAAGAAGGTATCCCGCCGTTCGGTATGGGATTGGGTATTAATTCTGGCGATGTGGTTGTGGGTAATATGGGCAGTTCTCAGCGCTTTGACTATACTTGTTTGGGCGATAGCTGTAATCTCGCATCAAGGTTAGAGGGTCAAAGTAAAAATTATGGTGTTGAATTAATCATTGGTAAAAGAACCGCAGATTTAATACAAGATGAATATGATGTTGTTGAATTAGATACAATTGCTGTAAAAGGTAAAACACTAGGTGTCAAAATATATACAGTGACACCTATGCCAGATAAAACAGAACATAAAAAGTTCTTAAGAGCATATTATGCTGGTGAATGGAAAACGGCTTTACTAATGACAGGTAAATTAAGAATACAAAATTCTCAACTAATTAAATATTATGATTTAATGGCAGAAAGATTAAAACAAGGTGTTCCTGCTAAATGGGATGGAGTATATCACGCTACTTCGAAGTAGAATCTTTTCCTTTTTTTCTTTCTTCTTCTTCTCGTAATTGTAGGATTGTATTGAGTTTTTGATTAAGGCGAATAAGGTCATTATCTAACATACGAACTCTATCAATTAAATCAATTAATATCTTTTGTGCATCACCGATAACTGGTGCAACTTCCTCAGTTACCCATTTCCAAATAAAGTAAATGAAGTAACCAAGGCCGAAGACTGCTATGATTGGAAAACCATAGTTTTGTATTAATTCTGCTATATTATCCAATTCAATAAAAATCCTATAATCAATCCAAGAGCGAATGATATAAACATATCTTTATCATACCATAAAGGTGTTTTGGGTAATCTTTTTATTTGTTTTTTCATTGTAATTCTACTTGTTCAAATTTATCATATGGTAATTCTGAAAAATCTCCATTATGCCAATCAATATGTATCATATTAGGATATTCTTTCATAAAATACCAACAGCCAGGAATATATAGTCCGTCTATTCTTTGTGCTGATGCTTTCATATATCCTTTTGGTTTATCTTCACATTCTGTTTCTTGTGATAGTACCACTCTTAAACCATCATATATGTACATTACTAGCAATGGTTCTAAAGCATTAACTGTAAGAGTCCAAAATAATAATATTAGTAAAGTTATCTTTTTCATAATGTATAATCCTGATTATTTTCTTTTTCAGGTTTAAAAATATCCAATGGCCATTCTACTCTTAAACCATCACCATCAATAAAGTTTACCATAGGAAAAACTTTGTAACCTGGTATTTTAGGGGCATCAGCAACACTAGGAACATCATAACAACCCTCATAAACAATATTTGCTTCATTTGTGGTTGCATAACCTCTGTATGGATATTCTTTACTATATTTTGATAATTGGCAAGATTCGTGGGTGAGAACAATATAACCTCCAGCATCATTGGCGGCGTAAACCTCAAGGGTTACTGGATCGGCTGCAGAATCTAGCGCTAACAATAGCGCCACTAAAAACATTTGTATTTTCATGGGATTAATCCTTCCGAGCGTCATTCTTTCCGTCAGCTCGAGCAATGCGATTGATATCTGGTTTAACACCTAGAGCGGACGACATAAGAGTGTCTATGCGAATAACATCGTGATTCATAGTTTTTACACGATTGTCTAATGCTATAATAATGCCACTCAGACGCTTGACAGAATCAGTCACATCTGATAGAATAAATTTCAATGTTAAAAAAACAAAATAACCGGCAGCCATTGCAGCTGCAATTGGAAATCCTACATCGGTTACTAAACTTAAAAAGTCCATGTTTGCCTCATTATGCTTGACTTTATGTCCTATTTATGTTAATATGCCTAAATAATAGGTATATTACAATTATGAAACATTTAAATTATGGCTACTAAAAAACGCAGAAAACCAATGTCACCCGAACAACGAGAGGCTGCCGTTGAAAGATTAGCGGCTGCTCGTGAAAAACGACTTAAAGAAAATCCACCTGAATATAAAAACATAGCTGATAAAGTTCAGAACTTACCAGAAGACCATCCTTTATCAATGAAAAATGTTAAAGAATGGATTAAAGTCACACAAGATAAACTTGGTGCTTTAAAGGTTGCAGTTCGTCAGAATGTTAAAGGTGCGGCTGCTGAAACAGCATCACTTGAAGGATATATTCGTAACATGAAAATGTATTTGGAGAGTGGCGATTGGATTGATGATTTCTATGGCGAAAACATGGAAATGAAAATGGGTAGAAGATGTATTGCTATGGCCTATGATAAAGAAGGCAATCCAAAAAGAAGCATTGGTGTATTTTATGATGATATTGGATTGGAATGGACACAAGAACTTGACATTCAATCACGCACATAAATATTTGCCTCAATATAATTTTAAATTTGATATAATAATACTATGATAATTTTTGACTACAATCAGGTTGCAATCTCCAATCTGATGGAACATATTGGTTCTTCAAAAGGACCTGTCGATGAATCTATGGTTCGCCATATGATTCTTAATACAATCCGAACATATGTAAAAAAATACAAAGCGTCTCATGGTCCAGAAGTTGTTATCGCTTGTGATAATAAAAACTTTTGGCGTAGAGATTTGTTTCCTAACTACAAAGCGGGCCGTAAGAAAGCACGAGAAGCTTCAGGCCATGATTGGAATTCTATTTTTGATTGTTTGCATTTAATTAAAGACGAAATCAAAAATAATTCACCATATAAAGTTGTAGAAGTTGAAACATGTGAAGCTGATGATGTTATTGCTGTATTAGCTATGAAATATTCAGCAACACAAAGAGTTATGATACTTTCATCTGATAAAGATTTTGCTCAATTACAGAAGTTTAAAAATGTAGAGCAATACTCACCTATTATGAAAAAAGCTTTGATTGAACCATTACCAACGGTTCAACTCAAACAATTGATTATTCGTGGTGATAAATCAGATGGTATCCCAAATATTTTATCCAATGATGATGTTTTTGTTGAAGGTATTCGCCAACGACCAATCACAGAAGCTAAAATTATTAAATGGTTAAATCAGGATCCAAAAGACTTCTGTACCGATGAAATGTATAGAAACTTTACAAGAAATGAGATGTTAATTGATTTAACTAAAATACCCGAAGGATTAAAAGAACAAATCCTCGATGAATACGATAACGCTAAACCTAGTAATAGACAACAGTTTATGAACTACATGATAGCTAATCGCTTGAAAAACTTACTGGAGGTCATTGACGAGTTCTAATTATGTTACTATTTTCCGAAATATTTGAACAGATTGAAATAGCTGTTGATAAAAAAAGCCGTATTGAAATTTTACAAAAAAACGATTCTTTATCATTAAGAGAATTTTTTCGTTTATTGTATGATGATAATATTGAATTTGATGTAGAGATTCCTAAGTATAGACCAGCGATTGAACCAGCTGGACTTAACTTTACCTATCTTCATTCAGAAGTAAAGAAACTTTATCGTTTTATTAAAAATGAACCTAGAGCAGTTATGCTAACACCAAAAAAGAAATCAGAAATATTGGTTGTTATTTTGGAATCATTGCATAAAGATGAAGCTAAACTACTGGTTGGATTAATCAACAAAGATATAGGTGTAAGACACTTAAATGAAGCTTTAGTAAAAGAAGCTTATAGTTTATGAAAGTAGCGGTTGTTACACCGACCATTGGTTCTGAACATTTGGAACAATGTGTTGAATCTGTAAGAAAACAAACCTACGAAAATCATATTCATTATGTTGTAAAAGATGGAATGAATGTTAAAGTTCCGTCATACCTGAACCTTTTGCCTGATGTAAAGTTTATTACACTAGATGAAAATGTTGGTAAAGGTTGGTATGGTCATCGTGTTTATGCAGCTTGTTCTTTTTTAGTTAATGCTGATGTTATTTGTTACTTGGATGAAGACAACTGGCTTGAACCAAACCATATTGAGGAAGTTGTAAAAACTTTAGAACAAGGTAATGATTGGTGCTATTCGTTAAGAAATATTGTTGATAAAAATGGAGAATTTATTTGTGAAGACAACTGTGAATCTTTGGGTCATTGGCCAGTTTATTTTAATCCAGAAGTTCATCATATTGACACATCATGTTTTGCCGTTCGCCGTGATATTGCTGTTAGAATTGGTCACGCTTGGTATGGACAATGGGGTGCAGATAGACAATTCTTTGCAAACATAAAACATAACTTTGAAAAATGGACCTGCACAACAAAATATACAGTAAACTATCGTTTAGATGGAAATGAAGGCTCTGTAACAAAAGAATTTTTTGATAAAGGCAATCAAGCCTCAAAGGAAAAATATAATAACAAATATCCTTGGACAGGAGAAAAACTTTGACTAAATCCGTTTTAATTACAGGTGTAACCGGTTATCTTGGAAATCATGTAGCAAAAGCTTTCAAAAAGAAAGATTGGACAGTTCATGGTTTTGATAACAAACATACAACAAATCCATACCTTGATGTTTTTACACCAGGCGATGTAACAGACCCAGCTGCTTTAGATAGATTATTTGGAACATGGAAATTTGACATGGTTGTTCATTTAGCGGCTAGAATAGAAGCAGGAATATCTGTTAAAGAACCACACACATTCTATCAAACAAACACAGGCGGAACCGCTAATGTTGTTAAAGCAATGATTGACCATGGTGTAGATAAAATTGTATTCTCATCAACCGCTGCTGTTTATAAAACAAAAGAAGAACCTATCAAAGAAACGGACCCTTTAGAATTTAATTCACCTTATGGACATTCTAAGCAAATGGCTGAAGAAATCATTCAGAGGTCTGGATTAAAATATACAATATTTCGTTTTTTCAATTTAACAGGCGCTGATCCTGATGGTGAATTTGGTGAAGCACATGAACCAGAAACACATTTAATACCAAGATTAATAATGAACCAAGAAAATGGCAAATTCATTATAAATGGTACAGATTATCCAACAGAAGACGGAACTAATGTAAGAGATTATGTTCATGTTACAGATGTTGCTGAGGCTATCTATGATGGCGCTAGACATTTAAATTCAAGCGGACAATCTGATATATTTAATCTTGGATGTGGCACAGGTTATGGTATCATGCAAATTATAGATGAACTAGAAATCTGTTCGGGTAAAAAAGTAAAATATAAAATTGGTCCTAGAAGACAAGGCGATGCCGTTAGTCTTATAGCTGACATAACAAAAGCGAAGGAGGTTTTAAACTATACTAGGAGATTTGATATCGTTTCTATCCTAAATACTGCATATAAATGGCATAATAGAGATACAGATGAAGAAACGACCTCAAAAGTATAAACCACCTAATGCTGTAGATAAAGATTTAGATGATTTTCTTTTATCATCTGAACGAATAAACACAGCACTGTTAAATAATCACATTAATTTTTTAACAGGCGAAATTAACGAAGAAAATACAACAGAGATTATCCGTTGGATTGCTTATGAGAATACATTAGCAACCGAAGTGCCTTTGACATTGTTTATCAATTCAACAGGAGGAAGTTTGACTGATGCGTTTGCATTGATTGATATCATGCACAACTCACACCGTAAGATAAGAACTTTTGGAATTGGTAATATAATGAGTGCAGCTTTTCTAATCTTTACATCTGGAATGAAAGGTGAAAGATACATAGGAAAGAATACAAGTATAATGTGCCATCAATATACTGGTGAAATTTATGGAAAACACCACGACTTGACAGCACAATATAAAGAGACTGAATCTTTAAATCAAAGAATGGTTGAAGTATTAAAACAGGCTACATATTTGGATGAACGAACAATTAAAAAAAGATTGTTACCACCATCTGATGTTTGGCTTTCACCAGATGAAATTATTGATTTGGGTATTGCAGACCGCTTAATAAGTTAGGGGTAAAAAATGGAATCAGCTATAAGGTTTTTTCAAAGCAGAATAATCCAACTTACTTTTGAAATAGAAGAAAGAGAAACTGAAATTAAAAAGTATGAAGCGTTGATTAATGAGGTGGAAAAAGAAAATAGCAAAGAACAACAACTTACATTATTTTAAATTATGAAAAATGAAAAACATGAAATTCTGACCATTTTAATGGAGGAATGTGCTGAGGCTTCAATTGAAGCATCAAAAATAATTAGATTTGATAATGGATATGATAGACTGGAATCTGAACTAGGAGATATCTATTGTATGATAGAAATCTTAATAGAACACGGCCTTATCAAAAAAGAGCATTTAGAAAGTTGTGCTCAAGCAAAACGCATGAAACTTCGTCAGTGGAGTGATATTAAAAATTTATAATGGATTTAATAAATCAAGATTTTAAAAATCAAATTAGAAACCAATATCTTACGGAAAATGTTTCTTTATTTCTATATTCACTAATTCAGACCTGTAGGCCAAAAAATATTATAGAATTTGGAACGGGTTATTCAACTCTTTTTATTTCACAAGCAATCAATGATATTAAAAATGAAAATCCTAAATTTATTGAATATTTAAGAGATAATGATTATTCAACAGATGATTATTTAAGTCATACAAAATTTTATAATCCAAAATTTACAGTCGTTGATAATTTTAGTGATGGATCTGCTATACACGAAACGGCCGATATTTTAAAAAATAATTCTTTAGATGATAACATCACATTTGTAAATCAAGATATATTTGATTTTATTAAAACAGATAATGAGCTTTATGATTTTGTTTGGCTTGATGCTGGTGGTGCTGAAGAATATATGAGAATCACTGAACATTTCTTACAAAAGCTTCCACCAAATGGAATAATAATTATTCATAGTACCGTTGGAAATCTTATGGGTAAATTATTTGTAAGTGAGTTGAAAATGAATCATATGGGAAACCATAATATAGAAATTATGACTTTTGAAGAACCGCATAAAAAAATTCAAAATAGTTTTACCGTTTTGAAAAGACAGGGGCACTATAAAGTGTATTCTGTGAATGCTTAATTTTATAATGGAGAAATTATGACTTATATTTACTATAATATACAGCCGTTCAAATGTGATGCCTTCCATAACGGTGAAATGAAAACAATTACAGAAGAAAATCTACAAGGCCAATGGTCTGTATTATTTTTCTATCCTGCTGATTTTACTTTTGTTTGTCCAACCGAACTAGGTGATTTAGCGGACAACTATGAAGAATTCCAAAAGATTGGTTGTGAGATTTATTCTATCTCAACCGATACAAACTTTACTCACATGGCGTGGCACGAAGCATCACCAACTGTGGGTAAAATTCAATATCCAATGTTAGGTGATCCTACTGGACATTTAGCAAAACAACTTGGTGTTTATATTGAGTCCAAAGGTCTTGCTGAACGAGCAACATTTGTGATTGACCCCAAAGGTCAAATTCAAATAGTTGAAATGACAGCCGGTCGTATTGGTCGAAGTGCAGAAGAACTGCTCAGAAAAGTAAAAGCCGCTCAATATGTTGAAGCAAATCCAAACGAAGCTTGTCCTGCTAAATGGAAAGAAGGTGATACCACATTGACACCACATTTAGATTTAGTTGGCAAAATCTAATATGACACTTTTATGACAAAACTTCATTTAGGTGCCAGGCTATGAAATATTTCCTTTAAATACCTTTTGTGGAAAACTTAAGCATAATTCAAATTATAGTGGCCTTCGCAGTAGGCTCATTAGTAATTGGTGCTATATTAAGTTGGATATATTTAATCTGGATTTTTATAAAGGAAAAATTTTCATGAAGAAAATTCTATTAGCAGTATTACTTGCAACATCTCTAACTGTTATGGCAGAAGAGCAAACTAAAAAAGGTTACTATGTTGGCCTTAAATTAACACATGAAGATAATAAAAATGGCAGTGATGCTGATAAATGGGGTATGACATTTGGTAAGCATTTATATAAATGGTTAGATGCTGAAATTTATACAAGAACAAAAGATAAAGACACCGGTAGTAATGATACCAAACTTGAAGGTGCCGTGATTGGTAAGTATAAATTAACCGATAGTCTATCCGCCTATACTCGTGCCGGTATTGGTAACAAATACACACGAGATGAAGACTATGGTTATTGGACAATTGAACCAGGTTTAAAATATAAACTCAATGATGATTGGTCAGTTAAAACGGGTGTTCGTTTCCGTGACGCTTTTCAAACAGACCATAATGCTAATGATACAACATATAAAACAAGTGTTGGATATAAACTTACAGACGATACTTCTATCGATATGGGTTATGCCCTTAAACGAGGCGATTCAAAAACAGAAGAATTTGGTTTAGGACTTAAGTTCGAATTTTAACCAAAAAAAGCTTGACAAATCTCCATTTTTCTGATACCATCCAGGTGTAAAGTGAAATGGAGATTTTTTTATGGGTAAAGTAAAAGAGTTATATACAGAATATACCGAATTACTTAAAAGTGCAGACTGGTATTTTGAATATTCAGATGACCATAGAGTATGGCAATCTGGTGTTAATCAATTTCAACAACTTGAAAAAATGGCACAAGAAATTGACCCAAAATACACAATCTGGAACGAGTATGCACCAGATGCTTTTAAAGTAACAATTGATTAAATTAGGCATTCAAAAACATCATAACTGCTCTATCAGTTTGTTTGATGATAATAAACTTCTATTCTATATGGAAGAAGATAGATTATCAAAAACTAAACATACCGGTGGAGTTCCTATAAATTCTTTAATAGAATTAAAAAAATTAAATTACAATATTGATAAAGTTTATTTAACTGGTTACAATCATAATTATGATGAAGCTATTTTGGTGACGACTGCGGTTAGACAAATTTTAAAAATAGACCAAAAAATAGCAATTAATTGGGAAGAATATCAATACAGCCATCATACAACACACGCTTTTAAAGCATTTGAATCATCTGGTTTTAATGATGCAATAATTATTGTCAGCGATGGAAGAGGAAGTAGTTATGGTGTCATGGACAATGATACGAGAAACGGAATAAATTATGAATTATCTTCAATATTTTATTTTTCAAAACATATAAAAAGAACACTATTTAAACACTTATATACAGAAAACTTATCAAGATTCAAATTATTAAATATACCTTTTGAATATGAAACAAAGTTTACTGAACATTTGAGTGGTGGTAATTTATACGCTCAAGCTACAACAAAAATAGGATTAAATTCTAATGAAGAAGGTAAGTTTATGGGTTTGGCTGCGTATGGCAAATATGATAAACGATACGATAAAAATTTTAGATATGAAGAATTACAAAAACTTAAAATTGATAATTTTGCTAACTTTGCTTTTACAATCCAATCTAATTTAGAAGAATATAGAAAAAATCTTTTACTTAAAGCTTTAGAACATAAAATGACAAATAATATTGTATTAACAGGTGGTGTAGCTTTAAATGTTGTTTCAAATTACAAACTTAAACAAACTTTCAATGAACTTAATTTTTATGTTGAACCCATGTGTGGTGATGAAGGCAATTCAATTGGAATTGTTAATTTTTTAGGTGGAACAAATACAGGTAAGTTAAAAGATATTTACATTGTTGGAAATAATCCTATCTATCATACCAATTTTGAAGGTTTCAATTTTATTGATGTGAAAGAAAAAGATATTGTTGATTTATTATGTAAAAAAAATATGGTTTGTATATTTCAAGGAAAAGCTGAAGCTGGCCCAAGAGGTTTAGGAAACAGAAGTATTTTATTTGACCCTAGAGTAAAAAACGGAAAAGACATAGTTAATAAAGTTAAAAAACGAGAAGAGTATAGGCCTTTTGCTTGTTCAATTATGCATGAATTCGCTAATGATTGGTTTGACATGGCCGGTTTAGATGAATCACCATTTATGATGTATGCTGTGCAAGCTAAAAAAGATATTAAGAAAAAAATACCATCAGTTATACATGAAGACAATACTTGTAGAGTTCAGACGGTTAAAAGTGAGCAGAATAAAGCTTTATATGATTTATTAAAAGCTTTTAATGAAAAAACTGGTGTTCCAGTTTTGTTTAACACATCGTTTAATTTAGCAGGAGAAACAATAGTTCATACTTTAGAAGATGCAATAGACACGCTCAGGCGCTCCAAACTAAAATATCTTTACTTACCCGAACTTAAAAAATTGGCAATAAAAGCTTGACATAAAAGACATTTTGTGTTAGGATTTATATTATGATAATTTATGTTAAAAATACATATAAACCTATGCGTAAGTCCAAAAAGCGTGTAGATGTATCTAAACGACCATCAAAAGTCAAAATAGTTCCTATGCAGACACATTTCAATCCAGTTGTAAGTGGTGTTTTACATAGAGAAACTCCAAACTATCCTAGTTTATCAACAAATGGTGGCTCAACAACCAAATCACAAAGAAATGTCTATACTGGTGATAATATGATTGGTATAGGCACATTACACAAATCTAATGCTGTTCCTATCTTCAAAAAAGAAGATATGGAAGACCAGGCTAAAATGAGGAGATAATATTGATTGAATTTATAGTATATGTATGGCTGAATACAGCTTATGATGGCAATCCTATTGTTGTGGGTAAGTTTGAGAACTGTGAACAAGGTATGGTGATGGTGAAAAACACATATCCTAATGCCAAGGCCGCTCATTGCATACTGCCCGAATATACACCACCAGGTGGAAAAAAATAGGCAAATATAAGGTAATAATGCTTGACTTTTCGGTAATTTTGTGTTATCCTTGCCATTCACAATATAACTTTGAGGAAATATATTATGAAAAAAGTGAAACTTAAACCGTTTCAGAAATTGTTGACAGTTATGATTTCTGGAAATCCAGTAACAAAAGATGAAGTAAATACATTACTCGGCAACGAGATTTATATGTATCGTATTTCAACATACATTTGGCATATTAAAACTGTTGCAAATGGTATTGTTCGTATCATCAAAGACGGCCGAAAAGTAACATCATATCAATTGGTCAATGTTGATGAAGTTAAAGAATATATGCGTAGAGTTGGTATAATGAACACCAATTATACACCAGGCAATATCACTAAAAAACCTTCAATTTCTAAACTAGCACAATTAGATGCTGAACCGATTGTTGAAGAAAAATTACAGGTTGCCTAATGAAAAAATTATTACTACCTTTATTAATCACATCAATGTTTGCTAACGCAGAAGTGGTTACGGCTGTTGGTGAATACAAATATGGTCCTGATACATCAGATGAAGTGGCTTGTGATATGGCAAGAATTATTGCAAAACAAAATGCAATATTAGATGTTGCTGGTGAAAACATCGGTGCAACTATTATTGAAAATTGCAGTAATGAAAAGTGCGATATTCAACGAGACATGATTGCTGACCAACAAGGCTATATTAAGAGTGTGGTTGAAGAAACATCACAAATAGGTAAATCGGTTGGTTATAAAAAATGCACATCAGTTATTCGTGCAGATGTTGAAAAGATTGATAATCCAATTCAATTCAGATTACAACAAACCGAGTTTAATTTTTATGAAGGTGATGAAGTTGTCATTAGTGGCACATCAAACAAACAAGGATTAGTTTTGGCGTTTGTTTATGATAATGGTATATACCATTTCTTGGATGGCCAAATGATTACCACATCTCCAGGCAAATTTCTGTTACCATCTTCACAAGAAGATAGTTTGAAAGCTTATTTACCACAGAATCAATTACAAAGTAAAGAGCTATTAACTGTATTGTTTATTGAGAATGATGATAGACAATATGATATCAAACCAATGTATAGTAAGATTGAGATGGAAAATCTCCTTGCAACTATACCGGTACAGAAGCGTAGAGTAATTAATGAGTTTGTTTATATTATGAAAAAAGGAAATATACTATGAAAAACAAAAGTCTGATTGCCATTCTTGTTGCTTCTTTATTTGCAACAGGTTGTGGCTCGGTCAAATATACGACCGGTTTTGAGTTAGATACCAAATCTGACCCCGAAGTAGCGGAATCTGGTGTTGAAGTATCTTATCCAGAGTGGTATAATGCTGAATTAGAACAAGACGATGGTAATCTATATGCAGTTGCTACTGAATATTCAAAAGATATGCAATTTGCTCTTGATAAAGCTACACTATCTGCTAAACGAGACCTAGCTTCTAATTTCTCATCTCATGTTAGTTCAATGATGAAAGATTATGCTACAGAGATTGGTGATTTAGATGCGGCTGTTATCCGTGAAATCGACAGAACAACAAAATTGGTTGTTGCTCAGGTTAATATGATTGGTGTTCAACGAACACATATGTCTATGATTTATGCAAAAGATGGTTATCGTGCATATGTAAAACTTAGATATGTTCCTGACCAAGCTAATCGTGTTTTATTACAAGAAGTTTGGCAAAACGAAAAACTTAAAGCTAAGTTCCAAGGTTCTAAACGATTTAAAGAACTGGAAGATTCGGTGCAAAACATTAAACAAAATGAAATAAATGAAATTCATGCAATAACAGGAAGTCCTGATGTTGAAGTTATTCCTTATACACCAGAACCACCTGTTCAAGTTCAATAATGAATATCTTTTATTTACATAACGATACAAAAAAATGTGCAGAAATGCACCTTGATAAACATTCTACCAAAATGTGTATCGAGTATGCTCAATTATTATCTACCGCTCATCGTGTATTAGATGGCACAGAGTATTACGGCAAAACAGCAAACAATCGTAATATTAAACGATGGCGGTTAGATGATGAGCGAGAACAACAGTTGATGAAAGCCTCTCATGTCAATCATCCAAGTGGTGTTTGGACGAGAGCAAATCAAAAGAACTACAAGTGGCTGTTTTCACTGTGGAAGAACCTACTGCAAGAATATACTTTTCGGTATGGAAAACAGCACGCTTGTAGCCGTTTATTGGAGTTATTAGAATCACCACCAAATAATATACCTGATGGTGATTTCTATCCTCCTACACCGGCTATGCCTGATGAGTGTAAAGTTCCTGGTAATGTCTTGGAATCGTACCATAAATATTACAACGAAAGAAAAAGACATATTGCAAAATGGACCAAAAGGAGCGTACCATCTTGGTATGAAATAGATTATGCCGGTTTATCAGTTTAGAAATACAGAAACGGGTGAAGTATTTGAAGACTTCATCTCAATTGCAACCAAAGAAGAACTACTTCAAAAGAATCCACACATTCAACAAGTACCAACAGGATTTGCTATTGTGGGCGGTGTTGGAGACAACATGGACGCAAAAACAGATGACACCTTTAAAGAAGTTATGGCCAAAATTGCAGAAAAGAATCCAGGTAGTCCTCTTGCAGATAGGTTTGCAAAAAATAAAACATTGAAGCGTTCAAAGACAGAACAAATTGTAAATAAACATTGGAAGAATAGATAGTGGCGTTTTCATTTATAACATTACCCGAATTAGATTTTGATTTAAAAGCAGAAACAACACCAGAAGGTCGGAGATATATTACACCCGAAGGTGAATCATATGCTTCAGTAACAACCGTTCTCACAGAATATAATAAGAAAGCTATTATGGAATGGAGAGAACGAGTTGGTGAAGAAGAAGCAAACAAAGTATCCGCTCAAGCATCCAGCCGAGGCACAAGAGTTCATTCATTATGTGAAACTTATCTAAAGAATGAATTGTCACCTATGAAAATATCAACAATGATGCCTGATGCAAAAGAATTATTTTATAAGATAAAACCTTTTTTAGACACACACATTGGCAGAGTTTATGCTTTAGAACAAGCACTTTATTCTGATGAATTGAGAATAGCTGGTCGTGTAGATTGTATTGCTGAATGGGACGATAAATTATCAGTGATTGATTTTAAGACAGCATCAAAAGAAAAGAATGAAGACTGGATTGAAAACTATTTTATGCAGTGTTCAGCTTATGCTGAGATGTTTGAAGAGAGAACAGGAAAACCAATTGACCAAATAGTTGTTGCTATTGCTGTTGCAAATGGTAATCCTCAAATCTTTGTGAAAGAAAAACAAGACTATTTAAGAGGTCTTAATTACTTTATTGATGAGTATTATTCTACACTATGAGGAAATAAATTATGCCAATTTTAAGAGAAGAAACAAAGGTTCAGGAATATATTGAACAACTACCAAAAGAACTAACACAAGCTGATATTAATGATGTTTGGTTAGTAATTGCTTTGGCTGTTGCTGTGTATGTGGGCAGTAATTTTATTTCAGTTATACTTAAGTTTTTGGCTGCTATAATTGTTATATTAGGACTTGTTACAATTCTTGACCAGAACGGATTATGGCAGATTTAAATGGCTTCAAAAAACGATATTACAGGTGATTCTATACAAACCAAAACATCAACTAAAGCTTATGAAGATGGATGGGACCGTATTTTTGGTAAAAAAGAAGAAGAATTTGATGCCGACCAAGCCATGAAAAATCATGTAGATGGATGGCCAAACGACAAAATGTTTGGTATTTTATGTCAAAATTGTGGGTTTAAGCAACAAAATCCTAATCCGGTCTTGTGTGAATCATGTGGCCAACTGGTTTCTACGACCTCTGGCACATAAATAATAAAACATTTTCCAAATAGGAGATGGTATGCGTTATTTTACAGCGACATTTTTGTTATTAATATTACTAGGTTTTATTTCAGTAATAATAGGTGAAAGCTTAAAACCCAACAACAACCACCTTGAAGTGAAATATGTATCACCTAAATTATTAACATTCAATGAACTAACACCACACCAACAAAGACAGGTGATGTGTTTAGCAGAAAATATTTTTCACGAAGCCTCTTTAGAACCCCATGATGGTAAGGTTGCGGTGGCATTCGTTACATTAAATCGTATGTATTCAGAGGACTTTCCTAATAATATATGTGATGTCGTAACTCAAATCAAACACAGAGGTGTTTGTCAATTTTCTTGGTATTGCCAAGGTAAAGATTCATTTCAAAGCTTGACAAAGCAATATCAAATGAAGTATAATGAGATATTAAAAATAGCTACTAATGTTTATTTAAATTATCATCAAATGCATGACCCGTCAAACGGTGCTATGTTCTACCATGCAATTTATGTCAGACCTATCTGGCGAAAAGATATGACTAAAGTAGCAAAAATTGGAAAACACATCTTCTACGAAGGAAAGTAATGCCAACAAAATCTGAAATGGCGGAATTCGCCAAACAAATACATGAACTCGTAGCACGAACAGATTATAATTACATTGAAGCTATTGTAGCCCATTGTAAAGAAACAGGATTAGAATTGGAGGTAGCGGCAACACTTTGTAACGCCAATCTCAAAGCTCGTTTAGAGAGCGATGCGATGGATAACAATATGTTGAAGGAGAAGGGGAACCGCTTACCAATATGAGTTCCGTTGTTATCTCACAAAAATAACGACCCAAAACTATAATAGGAGAACTATTATGCCTAGTTTAGATTGGCACTTAGTGCTTAACGCTGCTGTGGCTGTTGTCGTGGTAGAGCTAGTCGGCAAAGTAACTGGCTGGTGGTAAATTTATTATAGAGTTTGGGAGACCTCTAAAAAACTCCCTTTTTATTTTATGACAGGTTACGAAACTTACATTTTATATAATGCTCTTAAATTCCACTTTACCAGAGAAAAGTTTGATTTCTTCAAATACAACGGTAAAGTAAAAACTACACCAGAACAATTTGAAAATCGTAAAGACAAATATCACTTCTATAAACTCTCCAGAAAATATACAGACAGAGATGACATGATACAATTTCTTACCTATAACTTCCTAGAAAAAGATGGATTATGGGTTGGTGATTTACTTACAGATGAGGGTCATAAAAGATATTTAAAACATAAAAAGATTCTACAATCACTATCATATACATTTGAGAATGATTGTAAAAAGTTATTTGGCGAAACACAAAACCCAAATGACTTAATTAAAACAAATGGTGACTATCCAAAACTTTTGACTATGGCATTACAGCGTGATATTGAGATAGAAACCCTTTGTATTTTGAACGCCATTTTAAACTTTGTGCCAATGTGGAATGAAAAGATTCAGGACACAATTCGTTGGCCTGAGTTTAGATTGAAAGTTCAAAAGTTTGCCACATTTCTTCCGAGAGATGTAGTAAAATACAAAATGCTACTCAAAAAGATTATTGGAGAGAAGCATAAATAACTTATATATTATGAATACTGTGGATAAGATAAACATACAATTTATACAAGGAAAATACGATGACAAGCTTTGCAAATCTCAAACGCAATCGTTCAAGTTTAGAAAAACTAACTAAAGCGATTGAATCAACCACAAATCAATCCGAAAACAGTAACAGTTCAGAAGATACCCGTTTCTGGAAACCAGAAGTTGATAAAGCAGGTAACGGTATGGCCGTTATTCGTTTTTTACCAGCTCCTGCTGTTGATGGTGATGATGCCCTTCCATGGGTTCGTTACTTTGACCACGGTTTTCAAGGACCTGGTGGTTGGTATATTGAAAACTCTCTGACTACATTGGGTCAAAAAGATCCTGTTTCAGAATACAACTCAACACTGTGGAATTCTGGTATTGAAGCAAACAAAGATATTGCTCGTAAGCAAAAAAGACGCTTACACTATATTGCAAATATCTATGTTGTTTCTGACCCAGCACATCCAGAAAATGAAGGACAAATTCGTTTATTTAAATTTGGTAAGAAAATCTTTGATAAGATTTCTGAAGCAATGAATCCTGAGTTTGCTGATGAGACACCTGTAAATCCATTTGACTTATGGGAAGGTGCTAACTTCAAACTTAAGATTAGAAATGTAGAAGGTTACCGTAACTATGATAAATCTGAGTTTGCTGACAAAGAAGCGCTTCTTGGTGGTGATGACCAAAAACTTGAAAACTTATGGCAACAAGAATACTCTTTAAAAGAATTCTTAGATGCTAAAAACTTCAAGTCATATGACCAACTTAAAGCTAGACTTGATAAAGTATTAGGTTTTGATGGTGGTGATGCTACACCAAAAACAACAGCAGAGGATGCTGTAATTGATAATACACCTGATATCTCAGAAGATGTATCAAGTGGTTTAAATCAAGTTGATGCCGCTATTGCTGAAGATGATGATTTAGATTATTTCAAAAATCTCGCTGAAGGATAAGATTTAAATCTTAGAAGAATACCCGCTCAGGCGGGTATTTTTTTATGCCGTTCTTGCGACTAATTGTCCGCTATCTCGTTTTTCTCTTTGAATAGTAACATCTTTACTTACAATGTTTGTATTTGTTGTTGTTGGTGCATTAATAATTGTTGGATTTTCCGCTTTCATCATACTTCTTTTACCCACAGCGATATCATTTGAAGCCATAGAAATTGAAGAACCTTGTTCATCACCAGCCTGTGCAATTAAACCAACAATTTTAGGTCCTCTGACACCAACCTGAGAAAACCATTTACTATCTTTTAGATTTTCAGATGCTAGTGTAAAGTTTCCTTGTTCTAATGCAGCTTTTGTGTTTGGCCATTTAGGCCACCATTTGCCCATATTAAATGCAAGGTCAATCATTGCACCTTTACCTGCTTCGTTTGCTTGAGCATAACCAGGTGTTTGTTCTGCTATTTTTTTGTGATGTTCAAAATCTTTTTCAAACATACTTGCAACTTCTTCATCACTAAATCTTCTATCCATAGAAGACGGTAATGTATTACCTATCAAGTGACCAACACCAACAGTCCAAAGTCCTTCCGTGTCTTTGTAAGGAGTATTTTCCCAACCCTCGTGTTGTATTATCATTGATTTGGTATCATCAAAGGACATACTTGGAACAGCTTCTGGAGTAGTTTCTGCTGATGGTGGTTCAGTAATAGTTGTTTCTGGCGTTACAGTTGGAGTTGCTCCTTCTTCTACCGCATCTTGTTTTTCTCCCTCTCCACCAGGTTGATTAAATTCTTTCCACAGTTGATATATTTCATATGCAGACCAAACTGATAAACCTATATTAACAATAGCAGCTATCCAACCAACAACAGGTATGGCTGCTAAACCAGCAGCTGTTGCTAGTCTTACTCCAACTTTTGCCATAAGTTTTGGTGATTTTCTTTTTGCAAAATTTAAAAAGCGAGTCCATTTTGAATTTGAACCTTTTAAAGCTTTCATTTGTTTTTGTTTTGTTAAGGCTTCTTTTTTATCAAGTTCAGCAAATTTTCTCGCTTGTCTATTTTTTAATCCAACTTTCGCTTTGTTTTTTAATTTATTAATGACCGCTTTGCCGACTTTGTATTGAACAACCGCACCGGCTGTTGCAGCTGCAGCTGCTTGATTTTGTTGTAATTCTTTATCAATGTTTAAAGTGGCGTTTGGTTTTGGTGCAGGAAGTTGTTGTCCTGTAATAAAAGATAAAATATTGTTTAGACCAATAGCAATCATATCACCAATTCTTAAAAAGAAGTCTTTAACTTTATCAAAGAAGCCTGCGTTTTCTATTGTTTTTCCTACTGTTGATTCTTCACTTGAAAATATATCTTTTATAAAGCCTGAAAAATCACTCCACTTCTCTTTGAAAAATTTAGGTAATTCTTCTGAAAACATTTTTTTAAATGTTTCAACTAATGCTTCACCTATACCTTTTAATTGGGGTTCAAATTCTTTGTATAATTTTGGTAGGGCATATAAAGCACCCATAGCCAAAATCACACCTTTAATTATTTTAGAAAATAAACTTTCTTTTTTCTTTTCTTTTTCTTCAACAGTAACTTCAACTTCTGGAGTTGGAGATATTTCACTACCTTTTGGAATTTCAATAGCTGTAGAAACATTTCGACCGGTTCTAAGTTTTACATATTCAACAAAGTCTTTTGCTATAGCAGAAAAGCTTTCAGTAATAACTGAATAAACATCTAAGCTTATTGTTCTTTGTCTTTCTAAGGTTGGTGAAGTATCTGCCATATTATGTGCTCATAAGTGCATCAGCAAAGTCAAAGTTTAATACTTCTGCTGGTGGCGGAGACTTACTTGAATTTGTTGATTGATTTTTTATTTGTGGTGCATTAATTAAACTTCCAGAATCTTGCATCATTTCTGCTCTTTGGCCACTTTCCACTTCTGTTGAACCAGCTGAAATTGTTTGGCCTGATGTAGCTGCACCAAATGGTGTAACTGGTTCAGGTGTAACGCCACCAGCATTAATTTTATTTGATAATGTTGATTGAGCACCTTCTAATGAACCA